GATTACCAATAGAAGGCGGAGAAATCCGTATTTTAAACGACGACGAAGTTTTAGGAACTATAAAAGATCCTGAAGCTGTGTTGCATTACATTTAACATAGGAGGAGACTATGCAAGAACAAGAAACACAAAATATGGTTGACATCGATACTACAGGTCCTGGTGCTGATATTGAGTTAGAAGATCAGAAACCTGAGAACGAAGTTGAAACCAAAGAAGACCCTAGCTCCGCGCCACATGATTCTACTGACGAGACTGTAGAAGCGAGCGACGAGAAGCAAGAGACTAAACAGGAAGAAAAACCTGAACAGAAGAAAGAAGAATTAGAACAGTACAGTGAATCTGTACAAAGAAGAATTGCTAAACTAACTAAAAAATGGAGAGAAGCAGAACGTCAAAAAGACGAAGCAATAACTTTTGCTCAAATCCAAAAAGAACAAAGAGAAAAGTTAGAAAAAAAATATTCTTCAGTAGAACAAGCTGGTGTTAAAGACAGAGAAGAGCGAATCAAATCAGGTATGCAAGCAGCAGCCGCTAAACTAGCAGCAGCTAGAGAAGCGCAAGATTTTGCAGCTGAAATTGAAGCTCAAAAAGAAATAGCAAAACTAGGATATGAAGAAGCTAGACTTATAGAAGCCAAAGCAATGGCTGAAGAAGCGGTTAAATCTGCTCCAAGAGAGCAAGAAACGCCTAGAATCACGCCACAACGAACCGAAATGACAGATCCTAAAGCAGAGTCTTGGGGAGCTAAAAACAGATGGTTTGGTACTGATACTGCTATGACTTATACGGCTTTTGACATACATAAAAAGCTAACTGAGGAAGAAGGATATGACCCTTCAAGCGACGAATATTATGCAGAAGTTGATAAAAGAATAAGACTTGAATTTCCGCACAAATTTGATACAAGTTCAACTAAGGTTGAAAATAATACGACCAAACCGACACAAATAGTAGCTTCAGCGAAGCGAAGTGTAAAACCTGGTCGCAAAACTGTGAGACTCACCCCTTCTCAGGTTGCAATCGCTAAAAAATTAGGAGTGCCATTGGAAGAATATGCGAAACAATTAAAAATCACGGAAGGAGTATAAGCATATGGAAAATAAAACAGATAACAAAACTTCTCGTGCGAGTCAGTCAAGGGATAAAAACAAAAGACCTACGACTTGGACTCCACCATCATCTTTAGATGCACCACCTGCGCCTGACGGATTCAGACACAGATGGATAAGAACTGAGGTATTAGGTTTTGACGATACAAAAAACATGTCAGGTAAATTTAGATCTGGCTGGGAACTCGTTAGAGCAGATGAATATCCAGACCATTCTTACCCTCAAGTGGCCGAAGGCAAATACGCAGGAGTAATCGGAGTTGGCGGCCTTGTGCTGGCAAGGATACCAGAGGAGATCGCAAGAGCTCGACAAGCTTATTTTGCACAGCAAACTAAGGATCGAGACGATGCAGTAAACAACGATCTTATGAAGGAGCAGCATCCAAGTATGCCTATCAATAATGAGAGGCAGACTCGTGTAACTTTCGGTGGTACAAAGAAAAGTTAATTTTTTAACGATTCTCGGGTTAATCCCTACCATTGAATTAACATTAACCGTAAAACTATTTAATTAGTTTTACAAAAGGAGAAAAAATATGGCTAATAAAGACGCTGCTTTCGGATTGAAAGCAATCGGTAAAGTTGGTCAGAATAAAGACAATCAAGGTCTAAGTGAATATAGTATTGCAGCTTCTGCAACAGCTATATATCAAAACGATCCAGTGCAAATGTTAGCAACTGGAACTATTGGTGTAGCTGCAGCAGGGGACGTTTTATTAGGCTCACTTAACGGTGTCTTTTATACTGACTCTTCGAGCTCAAAACCTACATGGGAAAATCATTTAGCTGGATCTAACGCTGCAACAGACATCGTTGGATTCATTTCTGATGACCCTTATGAAAGGTTTGAAGTTCAAAGTGCTGGTACAGTTGCCCAAACAAACATTGGTAATTGTGCTGACATAGTATACGCAGCTGGTAGTTCACCAAACTTTGTTTCAAAAGTTGAAATTTCTGGAACAATGGCAAACACTGCTGCTCAATTAAAAATAATCGGAGTTTCAAAAGATCCTGATAATAGTGACTTAAGTTCGGCTAATCCGAATGTAGTTGTTACTATCAACGAACACTTCTTGAAACAAACGGCAGGCATATAATAGGATAGGAGAATAATATTATGGCAATATCACGATCACAACTAGTTAAAGAACTAGAGCCAGGATTGAATGCACTATTCGGCCTGGAGTACAAAAGATACGAAAATCAGCATGCTGAGATTTTCGACAGCGAGAATTCAGACAGAGCTTTTGAAGAAGAAGTAATGTTATCTGGATTCGCAAATGCTCAAGTTAAACCAGAAGGTTCTGGAGTAACTTTTGACAGCGCTCAAGAAACTTTCACTGCTAGATACACGCACGAGACAATTGCTCTTGCATTCTCAATCACTGAAGAAGCGATTGAAGATAACTTGTATGACAGATTATCATCTAGATATACAAAAGCATTAGCAAGATCTATGGCGAACACTAAGCAAGTAAAAGCTGCGAATGTATTAAACAATGCATTCAGCTCTAGCTACGCAGGTGGAGATGGAAAAGAGCTTTGTGCTACTGACCACCCAACTATAGCTGGAACTTTCTCAAATGAATTAGCAGTATCTGCTGACTTAAATGAGACATCTTTAGAGCAAGCGTTAATTGATATCGCTGCTTTCACAGATGAAAGAGGCTTAAAAGTAGCTGCTAAAGGAATGAAAATGATTATTCCTTCTGAGTTACAATTTACTGCTGAGAGACTGATGAAATCAGCTCAAAGAGTGGGAACAGCTGACAATGATACAAATGCTATCAGATCTATGGGGATGTTACCTCAAGGTTATGTAGTTAATAACTACTTAACTGATACTGATGCGTTCTTTATCAAAACAGATGTACCTAACGGTATGAAGTTGTTCGTAAGATCACCAATTAAAACAGCTATGGAAGGTGACTTCGATACTGGAAACGTTAGATACAAAGCTAGAGAAAGATACAGCTTCGGCTGGTCTGACCCTAGAGGTATCTTCGGTTCACCTGGTGCGTAATCACTAGATTAACGAAAAATAAATTAGGGCGATCCTTGTGGTCGCCCTTTTTTTATGGTAGAAAGAAAAACTCATGAAAACATTTACCGTACAGATTAGATCCAGAGGATACTTCACAAAGTTTAATGTGACTTGCTTAGACAGCGAGGAAGCGTTAAATGATGCGATAGTTGACAAACTAGGACAATCTGATATAGTATGGGAACCAAGTGGATTTTACGATACCCGTAAAACCTGGATAACCTATGAGGAGGTTAATGATGCAAACACACGTTCAATCCCTTTACAAACAGAAGAGGGGTCTAGAACTACAATGGGAGCAGCACTATAACGACGAGGGTAGATATACTCTCGATATGGTTAGGATTGATAACAAAATTAGAGACGTTATTAATCACATTAAATTAGCAGAAGCAAAGCAAGCTAATTTAGTTAGCAAAATAGAAGACGCTGCACCTCAAGTTTCAGTAGCTACTTAGTAAAAACGCTACTACATCACTGAAAATCACAACTTCAATACAAGATCGCTTGCACTCTATTAAAATCTGATATATAAAATTATTACTATACAATAAACTTTCACATAGACGCGTATAGTCGACGACCTAGAGACTATGTGGAAATAACTAGGAGGATATAAAAATGGCAAATACAACTTTTTCGGGACCAGTTATTTCTGATAACGGTTTCCAAGTTTCAGCAAGTGGCGGCGGAGTAACTTACCCTGCATACACTTTAGCTACTTTACCTACAGCAACTGCTGGTTTGGTAATTTATGTTTCTGATGCTAATTCAAGCGTTGGAACTATTGCATTCGGTAATGGTACGAATTTCATCGATATCAAAACTGGATTAACAGTAGCATAATTAATTATGGAGCTCCTTCGGGAGCTCCTAAAATTTAGGAGAACAAAAAATGAGTTTTAAAAGCGATATACAAGCAACAAGATCAACAGCAGCAGCTGGAGCAACAGCAATAGTTGCG